AAATTCCATTACATCATTATCATGATTTCATTCCCACTTTCACATTCCATAAAATAATCTCATTCCTTACAATAATGTCTCGATCTTTTTAATCAATTGCTCATCTATACTTAATTTCTGATATATTATACTTTCATCCACTATACATGTTGTCAAATAATTACCTTTTTTTACTATTAATCTTACACTTTCATCCATCTCTACCTTTATTACAAACCCACTGTTCCATTTTTTATTTGGCAATCTTATCCATTTTATAAATCGTCCCACTTTGATTTCATGTAACTCTTCTATACATTTGTAATCCATAATAGTGTTATATAATTATTTTTATATTTACATTGATTGTACATAAGAGATCAACGCTTCTTCTTTACGTTCACCATCATACGTTGCTGTTACTTCTCCATTATCCAATACTAACATCGTAGGGTAAGAATTAATATTAAATTTAGACGTAATCGCTTTGATTGCATTATCAGATGCATCCGTTACATCAATCGCAACCATTTTATCACTCATTTTAGCTTCTGCTTTATCCCAAATTGGTTTTAATTGTTTGCAATGTCCACAATTATTATTGTAAAATAAAACAAGTACTTTTTTATTCTTTACATCCTCTAGTAAACTACCTGGACTACTCGTAAATCCTTCTCTTCGAACAGACCATACTAAAAGAACGAACAACAAAAGACCGTAAAGTAAGTGTTTCATACTTTATAATTTTATTTTAATTCTTTACTATATGGATACAAAATGGATTATTTTAATTCTCTTTAGTTTGATTGCAAATTATATTTATTATGAATATAAGCAGTCAGAAGAAAAATTTGAATCACATGAACATTACAAAATTGTTTCTGAATATTTTTTAGACAAAGGAAATAAGAAAAAACCAATTTTATGGATTCATACTAGTACTGAAATAAATGCTAGAAATTGGGAATCATTTTATTCTAGAAATAGTACTAAACTAAATCAACCTTATCTTCAAATGACCATGAAAAGTATTTATGATAAATGTAAAGATTCTTTCAACATTTGTTTGATCAATGATGAATCCTTCTCTTCTCTTTTATCATGGAATGTAGAATTGAATGATTTAGCAGATCCCATGAAAAGCCATTATCGTACTTTGGGATTGTCTATGATTTTGTATCATTACGGAGGAATACTTGTTCCTCAATCTTTTCTTTGTACCAAAGATTTAAAACCTTTATCGAAAGAACTTTTTTTTGTAGTTGAAAACCATAATCGTGGTGTAACACATGAACAACGTACTTATTTTCCAGATACAATATTTATGGGATGCAAAAAGAAAAATGACACAATGAAACGGCTTGTAGATTATCAAGAAGAATTATACAAAGATAAAACAGAACAATCAGATTTTATTGGAAATGTATCCTTATGGTTACAAAGACAACATTGTACCATTATTGATGGATCATGGATTGGTATTAAAAAAAACGATGGTTCTCCTGTTTCATTAGCAGAATTGTTAGGCACATCTTCTATTGATCTTCCGACACATTACGGCGTTTATTTTTCACAAGAAGAAATATTAACAAGACCTAAATATAGTTGGTTTGCAAGAATGTCAACAGAACAAATTTTAGAAAGCCACTTTTTCTTTTCTAAAAAAATACAAGAGTCTTACTGAGAATTGAGTTTTTGAAATGTTTGAATTAATTATGGCATTGTAATGATTATGTTTTTTTGGAAATAGACGTTAAAATCAATTTCTCACAGCGGAGTAAAAAAACATCACGGGTAACCATAATTTATTTAAAAAAAATGTTATGATAACCAATGTTTTTTTTTATAATTTTGTTGAATTTTTTAAGAAAAAAATTACATCATTTTTACATCCGTCCATTTTCAGGACTTTTATAAAAAAATAAAAAATTTAATGTTTCACTTTTTTGTTGATTTTTTGTGACACTCACACTGAAAAATTTGCACAATTAATTTTACGAAAAGTTCTGATGGCAATCAGTCTTGTTCTATATAATCATCTGGATTGAATCGAATAAATACAAAGTTTATTCGATTATTACAAATGAAAAGATTACACTTATTTTTAAAATTATCATGTAATTTTTGTTGATGACATACATAAAAATGACACTGACAATTAATTACATCACGGGAAAAATAACACAATAAAATAATTTGACGTTATGTATTTACATGACAAAATACTTGAAATAACAATAAATTTGATGTGACCATGGATGTAATTTTGACGTTTTACAACTTTTCTATTTTCAGGACTTTTATAAAAAAATAAAAAAAATAATGTTTCACTTTTTTGTTGATTTTTTGTGACACTCACACTGAAAAATTTGCACAATTAATTCTATGAAAAAAATCTTACGATAAATGTGATAATTTAATATGTTGGATAATACAAGAATGAATGATCAATACGATGAATATAACGGTCCAAATAATGTATATACGTTCATTCCATGATTCATGATAATTCTGTTTCAACCAATATGTAATGATTCCAGCAATCACAATATTTGGTAAGATATGTGTAGTATCTTCCCATAATGGTGTATCTTGATGTTTTGTACCAAAGAATGTATCCAATAGATCTGGATAAATATTCTTGTCTATATTTTCATGATGTTTTTCATGGTATGCATTGATATGTAACCAACTATAATTGATATAATGAACACTTGTATAAATAAGCCAATTATACAAGAGAGACCATGGATTCAATGGAATACCAATATATCGTGGTAACAAAAGAAAAGAAGTCATCATGGAAAATTCAGATAAAATGTTACCTATGTAAGTACTCCAATGTTTATTTTCATGGTGATAACGGTGTAAGATAGAGTACGGTATAAAATATAAATAATCCTCATGTAGGTAAAGATGCCCTACGTATGTAAATAAAAAAGCATAAAGAAAAGAAAGAATACCTTCTTTTCCAAAAAAAGAAGATAAATAAATGGCAAAGATCCACATGATTTAAATGCTAGGTAAAATTGTAGACGTATGAACGGTGAATTGAATCGGAAACAATTGAATTAAAAACAAAATGGATATTTTTAAAATAAATAGACCTCCCATATTCATAAGAGTTTCCAAGGTAGCTTCATACTCGTGACAACATTGATGATCAATCCCCATGGTTTGTAATACTTGAAATCTTGTCGTGATCCATGTATTGCCTAAATATTTACGTTCTAACATGGTCAATGGACAATTTTTTAAAATGATACAAGATAAGGCATCTACTGCTAATAAATTAAACATAATGATAAGATGAATAGGGTTACTGTCAAATAATAGAACAGTTGCACTACAAAGCATAATGAGGATGTGAAAGGTAGCATAATAAGCACCTAGGATAGGTTTTAGGTAGGATTTTAACCATTTGATTGTTTTTTGGAGTTTTGTTTTAGACATGTAAGAATGGTATCTAATTTTTTACTATAATGAACGTGTGCTTTTTCTAAGAAAGAATATAAAACATAACTGAATGCAACCATATAAGCAACTAAACAGCAACCTAAATAAAAAGTGGCTTCCATTTATACTTTTATGATTTTAATAAATCCATAACCATCCCAATTAAAGTAATCTAAAACAACTAAAATATAATTATCCAAATTATATTTTAGTACAAGTATATGAAATAAATGACCGATTTACAAAAATTATATCATCCTTCGACCAACCATAAACCATAAGATAAGGGAAAGAACACTTCCGACAACATAACCATTTCCTGCACTAGCTAACGTATTTTTCCTATAGTAAAATAAACCTGGACAAATGGCATAAGTTAATAATGCATAAAATGCCATAATTGCAAAAAACAACTGATTCTTTGTCATACAATTGATTTTTATTTTTTTCTTCTAAAGTTACATGTTGTTTTATTTATTCTTTCTAATCATTCTTTTGACAATGTTTACAAAAGTAGTAGAAGGTCATGGTGGACGTGGAGGTTATGTTGGAAATAGAGATCGTGGACGTGGAGGTTATGGTGGAAATAGAGATCGTGGACATGGAGGTTATGGTGGAGATGGAGGTTATGGTGGGCGTGGAGGATATGGTGGAGATGGATATTATGGATCTACTTATTTAGGGGATATTGATGTGAATCCTCTTTATCTAGAATATATTCCGCGTTTTTTGTATATTCAATGAAATATTGTTCTATGACATAATCAATATTCCTTAAGACCATATCACGAATCATTAAATATCTATATTCGTTGAAATAATCACACAAATTCTCTTCATTTACAATAACTTCTGGTAAATATTCTTCATTTTCATCATTGATGTTATTATTTACATAATTTATGACGTGAATCAAATCGGAAAAGGAATATCCTTCCAAATCTTCATATGAATTATACTTGAACCAATTATACCCTCTAAATTTATCTAAAAACAATTCTTTTTTTTCATGTAACATTTCAAAATAATCTTCCTTACCACTAAACAAACATTTATCTTTATTCAACTCATACAAAATATCTGGAAGTATATTCATTTAAATGAATTAGAAATTAATTTGAAAACAACGAAGTGTAATTATCTATATTCATGCATTCACATGGTTCACATTTAAATTGTGCAAATTGTGGTCTTGTTAATTGTGTAACCGGTGTATGATTATGTACGGTGCGTGCAATCATTCGATACAATTCAAATTCTGGGTATCTCTCGATACCATCTTTGAAAAGAACACTTTCTCCGGCGTCGTCATGTGTCCATTCTTCTAATACTTTGAAAATATCTTCATCTTCTTCGTAACCTTCCAAGATGGAACAAGCCAATCTGCATAAATCAAAGCTTGGATTTGGATCAATGGGTGGTTCTGCGCAATTAAAGAATGGTTCCAAGTTATATTGAGTACCTGCATCTCCTTCTTGATGAAAACTATCAGAGACAAAACGATTTCCTTGAAAACTGTAAATAGAACGTCCATAATCGATAATTTTGTATAATTTTCCAAAAGTGGGAACTTTATAATAAGTTCCTTGAAAACAATAAGTTAAATGTGTCAATTCTGTAGAAACATACATGATATTGTTCGTATGTAAATCATTGTGAATAAAGGCAAATACTTTTTGATAAGTAATCAGCATCATAATGATTTGCATCAAACATGATGTTAGTTCCTCCGTGTTCATATCATCCAAATATGAATCTAGTGTATCTTCATATTTTTCCATTGCAATGATTTGAACAGGAAATTGTTTGATGACGGCATGTAAGTTGTAACAGAGTGAATCTTTACTAGATTGTATAGAAATATCGTCGAGTGAATCAAATTCAAGTTCGACAATTTCATCACTCAGTATAACTGGTTCTTTGTTTTTACGAGAATCAGAAAAATGATACTCTTGATCCAATTCAAAAAGAGTACCTCTATTTTTATGAAAAAAATCAGAATCTTCTAAATGATCTATTTCTTCAGAAATATCGTATAAAAAATCTTTTTTGATTCCTAAAAAGCTACCATGAAAAAGTGTTCCATGAATGAATCCTTGATTCAATAAAAGATTTGAAAGATAATAGAAAAACCCATCTACATAAGAAGAATTGTTTACATCTGCCATTTTTGGATGTGGAGAGGTACGAAGTGTAGGTAAAGTGTTATCATACGATTCATAAGAACCGGTTAAATATTTAAGAGGGTCGAGTAAAGGTGAGAATTTGAAAAAAAGTGGTTTACCATTCATGTACAATTCGTCATCTTTTTCATCGATTTTTTTCATAGGTGGATGGTCTAAGTTGATAGAATTCCAATTGGTATCATTCATTTTAAAAAAACGATTATACAAAGGTATATAATTTTGAATGTTTTCAACACCAATGAGTTGTTCTAATTGTTCACAAAAAGATGTATTTTTATTTTTTCTATAGTTCATAAAAGACCTTTCCTAAAAGTTTGGCAAGATTAAACATAAATGATTCAAGGTTGTTTTTTGAGGGATTTTTGTATTACCTAAAATTAACTAAATTAGTTAAAAATTGATTTTAAAGAAAAACTATATTGTTATACAATGCCTACTTATACTTGTGAAAAATGCGCTACAACCTTTGATCAAAAGAGTCATTATGATAATCATATGAAACGTAAAAAAGATTGTTCTAAGAGCACTAAATTGAAAGAAGTCATTCAAACTGTTGTAAAAGAAACCATTGCTTCTCAGTCTAAAGCCGACATTACCAAAGACACGTTACCATCTTTCTTTGAAGATTTACATAATTTATTGTGGAACAAAGCAGGACTTAATCCTGAACGTGCATTAGAACACATGACTTTCTTCTTTGCGTATCGTTTGATAGAACAACAAGCAGATGCATTAATGCTTCCGCAAGAATGTCGATGGTCTTATGTTGCAAGTATAAAAAATGAAAATGATTTATTTGAAACAATCAAAAAAGGTGTTGCTTCTTTTCGTACCAAACCAATTACAAAACCATTTTTCAAACCACATGAAATACAAAAAGCTGATATTGTGTATGAAATTGTTCGTCAAATCAATCGTATTTCTATTTCAATTCTTCAAGAGACAGACACGTTAGGTGATATTTTTGAATATATGATAGGTCGTGGTATGAGTACCATGTCGGATGAAGGTCAATATTTTACAAATCGTGCTATTTGTAAATTAGCATTCAAATTAGCCTTTCAAATCAAAAAAACATTACGTCGTGAAGATGGTACCCTATGTACATTTGCAGATTGGTTTTGTGGTACTGGTGGATTTCCTGCAGAATATGTGAAAGGTGTAAATGAAAATACCATTGTAGATTGGGATGCGGATTATGAATCGATTTATTGTCAAGATATGAATGTAAGTAGTATTACTACTACATTATTGAATATGCTTATTCTTACAGGTGTACCATTTGGTGATAAAATAAGATCGTCCAATTCTTTCTCAGATCCAATTATTGTTGGTAATGGTGCACCTTTTCCAAATTTGACTATAGACTATTGTTTTATGAATCCACCTTATGGGGGTGATAAATCCAAAGGAAAAGAATATACATTTGCTTATTCCAAAAAAGTAGACGGTGAAAAAAGATATTTTGTAAATAAGGAAATACAATGTATTGGTATTGAAGATGATGATAAAGTATCTGCAGGTGTTCAATTAGCCATGGCTACGTTATCTCCTGATGGTGTATGTTGTATTGTACTACCTCAAGGGTTCTTCTTTGGTATTTCTAAAAAATGTGTAGAATTACGTAAAAAGATTGCAGAGGAATATAAAATTTGGTATATTGTAGATATTGCGTCAGGTTCTTTTCTCAATACATGTACAAAAACATCTATGATGGTCTTTCAGAAAGTACAAAAAGGTGATACTACGGATAAAGTATCCTTTATTGGAATAAATGAAACGGTAATTACAGAGACAACGTTACAAGAACTAAGAAAGAAACAATATTCATTCAATTATAAACAATATTTACCCCAAAGTGCTACCACAGTAGAAGGGTTTGATAGAGTAAAGTTGGGAGATTTAGTTCAAATTTCGGGAGGAAAATATACTTCGGGATATGCAACAGAAAATCCAGGTGCATTTCCATTCTTTAGTGGAAAAACAATACAACCAGATGGAACATGTAAAGAGTATTGTTTTGATGGAGATGAATATTTAGTAATGATTAAAGATGGTGGTAGTGGACTTGGTAATTACAGTGATAGTATAGGGTTAGGAAAAATATTTTATGTAAAAGGAAAATCTGCGGGAACTTCCCATAATGCGGTTCTTTATAAAAAAAGTGAAAAAGTCATAGTAAAGTATTTATATTATTATTTAACATCGATACGACCCGTCATTATGGATTTAGCAAAATATACAACAGGGTTAGGCGTTATTAATCAAGAAGATCTTCGATGTATTGATATTCAGTTACCATCTTTAGAGCGTCAACAACATATAGTAGATTCGATTGATGGATGGTCCACTTTGATACATCAGGAGGAAACATCACTTAAGTTACTTGAAAAACAAATGATGTTTTATGTAAAAGAAATGGGTCGTGGACAACCATATATAAAATTAAGTGATATTTGCGAATTTAACAGAGGTAAAATGATTACAAAAAAAGATTTCCAAGATGGTAACGTTCCAGTGATTGGTGGTGGAATAAAACCAGTAGGTAATCATAATGTTCATAATCGTGAATCATATACTATATTGATATCACAATCAGGAACCGCTGGTCATATATCCAGATATTCAGTACCCATATGGGCATCTGATTGCTTTTCTCTACATCCTAAATCTATTATTACAAATGACTTTTTGTATTATTCTGTTCTTCATTTGAAAGATAGGATTGATTTCTTAAAAGATGGAACGGCTCAAACACATGTTTATCCCAGTACTATTGAATCTCTTGAAATACCTCTACCACCAATTTCTCAACAACAAACACTTCAAGAAGACTTTGACGAAATAAAGCATAAACATACAAAAATTGCCATGTATAAAGGCAAAGTACAAGAAGCAATTGAACGTTTGATACCAGACACGAGAACAAACACAGATAGAACAATAACGGTTCATCCTGATGCACATCGAGATGCTGTTATAAATGGTACTGCTAGCATAATTCAAGAGAGAATGATACATCTAGAAAATGATGCCGTATTTGCAGAGGCAATAAAAAGTTCAATTTGATACATAAAAGTGTTCAAAACCTACCATATAATTTCTTCTTCTATTCCCATTTCTTTATCCCAATTTGTAAAATCATCATACATTTCGCATGGATTCAATGGTACTATTTTTTTTTCTTTGTACTCTTTCCAAGATTTTATACCTTTTTCTTTACACATAGAAATCCATTCTTGTTTTGTTGGTGGAAACAAACTAGTATCTACACCTAAGAAATGATACCAAGAAATCCAGGATTCTTTGAAATATTCTTTTGGATTTTCTATTTTTGGGGTTTCTTCATATTCTTCTTTTGTTTGCACATTCCTTTCTTGATTCCATAGACGTATCATACTGTATTTTTCTTTCTTTGGTTTTTCGCGTAGATACATCCATTGAATACGATCTATTGTATCTTCTACATTGTATATTTTACCGCAAATAGATACTTCACCGAAGAATTTTGTTACCACATGTCTTACTTTTTCTTTCGTGGGTGTATCATTCATAAATACCATGATTTGAAATAGGATAGAATCAAATACTTCATCTTCTGTAGTTCCTTCTTCACTTGGTCTTACAATAACGCACCATCCTTCTTTACCTTCATAATCATTACGTAAACCACGTCCTGCAATTTGTAAAATAATATGCGCACCAATCTTGTCACCCATTAAAATCATTGTCATTTCAAGACCATCAATATCAGATCCTTCACGATATCGCTCACACGCAAATAAGATACGTATGGTTCCATCTGCTACATCAGACACAAACATAGAATCTGTTTTATTTTCTGTAGAATAAATCACCGCTTCAGGAATAATTCGTCTTGCTATTTTTTCAGCTTCAATCACTTCTGCTCGTGTTGGTAAATAAGCGATACATTTACCGCCTTTCCAACATATTGTTCTTTTTTTTTCTATGTTTGATTTCACAATAGTTATAAATTCATTCAGTTTGTTTTGTTTAGAAATGACATGTACAGCAAAACGTGGTTTAGCAATCCATCCTTCTTCAATGGCTTCATCTACATCACACCGATGAATGATTTGTAATGGATTACCAAATAATCCACATAATTTTTTATGTTGTTCTTCATCACATGTTTTTGGTGTAGCCGATGTTCCCGTCAAATAAGGGTTCCATTTTTCAACATGTAATACCAAATGGTCATAAAATTCATTCCCTGTAATACGGTGTACTTCATCATAATGAACCATTGTCATGTCTGGTAGTTTATCCCAATGATCACCCGTTAATGAAGCATGTGTTGCAGTAATCAATACGTGTTGATCCAAAGGAATAGATAGAGAAGAAAGACCAGCATGATGTCCTCTACATATTTTTATACCAAATTTTTCTAATTTCAAAATAGTATGCATCAATGTATCAAAAATGTCATTGGTTGGAGCAATCATGAGACATCGAAATAATTTACCATTTTTCTTACATTTTTTAAATGTAAGAAAGAAAAGTATCATCATCGCGATGGTTTTACCTGTACCAGTTGGCCATTGAATAATACCTTTGCATGTATCACCTATATTTTCCCATATGTCCCATAGTTCAACTTGTATACGTCTAGGTGTTTTGTTTGGTAAGAAAGTAGAAAAGAACTCTTCTTTCCATTGTATTTTTTTTTTTGTAAATTTTTGTATATTTTGTGTAAACAAATGTTTTATAGTTTTGATACGTTCACATCGATTCATAGATAATATTTCTTCTGAAGTCAATACTTTACACTCCATGTTCATTTTTTTTAAATAAGGAACTAATAAATCAATCATAGATCTGTTGTAAAATTCAGTTCCACCACCTTTATAAATATGATATGGTTTAAAATACTTTTTCAAACAACTATCCAACAATCTCATTTTGTCAAGTGGTATTTCAATGACACATATGTATTCTCCACGTTCTACTTCACCAGTAATATAAGTACTGCTTCGATCTTTTGCAAAGGATGCAATACCCATTTTAATAACGTTTTCTCTTTGAAACCATGCATTGTCTCTAAGATAAATGGTTCCGTTCATTTTACTTTTTATTATTGATATAGTTTCAATTTTTAAGTCAATGTATAATAATTCGGTTGTACTTGTTTTGGTACTTTAATAGAATCTGGACGTAACATTGTGATTTCAATCGTAAAACTAAAATTGGTTAATCCAAAGTCTACCAATCGTCCATCATGATAACGAAATTTGAATTGAAATTTTTGAACTCTTTCTAAAGGTGGATCACTGAAAAATAAATTATTTAAAAAGTTTTCTTTGCTTACATAAACAGGATTTCCTGAAAGAGAAATACGTGGTATTTTGGCAAAAGATGAATTATGTTTACCACTATATTTAGCGCTCATCAATTGACTGCTTCTCATAGTATAAGGTGTAATCTCATCGATACTGTTGTAAAGGTCTAATTCCATATAAATATAAGGTTCACCTTGAATAGACGCAGGATAAGGAGAAATGACCGATTGTAATGAAGATGGATTTGTAGTTACTTGATAATTTACATTGGTACCAGATACGTACTGTTTCTTTTCAAAACCAAGATAACTTCCTAATCCCCATTGTGTAGATTGTGTATAAATGGTAGAATCTAATGGATTTGTAAAATCAAGTGTAAAGGAAGACGTATTTGAAAATACAAATTTCAAAGAAGCATGATCGTACTGAACAGTAAATCCACTAAAGGAAGCATTCAATTGACCTTGTAATTCAGTAGCTAAGTGTGTTCCCGTATAAGTTCCTTCAGAAATGGTAATGGTCATTGTTGTATCAACTATTACGGACATGGATATGTTTTGATTTTTTTCAGAAAAAACATACATGTTGATAGGAAGATTGATATCTGCTAAGCGCAAGCTTACTACATTCTTGTATTCAATGGGTGGATCTACTGCAAAAACTGCAGGAGTAGGCCATTTGGTAATATCTCTATCTTCTGTATGAATCGAAAAATTTTTTTTTTGAACGACAAAGTTCTGCATGTATTAATTGTTTATTTTATCTCAATAGTACATGACGAATTTATTTCAAGTAATAATGATAGTAGGAGGGTTTGCTTTAGCTGGTCTGTTGGGATGTATGATGAATATACGTAAAGCCATGGTAGTAGGAATGGGTGTAACATGGTTAACTATTAATATATTTTTGTTTCTTTCTTTATCTGAATTAAATTCTGATTCTTTGTTTACTGAATTTATAAATAAATCTGGCAATACGTTTATTACATTTCTTTTAGTAGGTTTTTATTTATTTTGTGTTGTCAAAAACAAAGACTATATTCAAGATGGAATGATGCCCGATTTATGGTATTTATTTTCTTATTTTGTAGTAGTTTGTACAGGGATTAATATTTTATCTATGGTAAAATTTTTTGAGAAAAAATCTTCTTTCTGGAATTCCATGGCATTGTTGAGTAATACTTTGTTATTTTCTTTTGTCGTGATTGAATGGATTATTTGTTCATTTTATAAAACAGATGGTTTTATAGCGTAATAGTATGTATACATTAATACTTATTGGAATCATATCTGGAATTCTTACAGGAATTACTGGTATTCAGTATGGTATTTTAGTTCCAGGATTACTCATTACAAATACAATACCAAATATAAAAACTGCGATAGGCACTGTATTGTATACTTTTTTACCTCCAACAGCAATTTTTTCAGTCTATCATTTGTACAAAAAAGGACATGTAGATGTAGGTAAAGGTAACATATTGATAATAGTATTGTTATTTTCTATTTGGATTGGTTCAAAAATATCTAGTTATTTATCTAAAAAAACAATTGCATTCATTACATCATTGGTCATGATGTGTATGTCACTATTTTTCTTTTATGAATATAAAAAAATTGAAACGCATCAAATGATTTTATAGTTAAAAAAAATGTCCCATCAAGACAACATGCGTGCCGTGTGCGAGGAAATCCATGAGATCAAACGTATTGCAAAAGAGGCAACGCAACAATTAACGAACAATGAAAAGAAGAGGATACGTGAATATAGAAAGAGTATTGGAGAACGCATCGGACAAATGAATGATCGACCAGATGTCTATGATACATTCATTACAATATGCCGTGGTATGGAAAGATAACATGAAATTATATAAATTTGAATACAATCCCATAAGATGTTTCACTTTCCCATAATCCAGATATCTTTACATGTTTTGGTTTATATTGTTTACCAATAGTAAAACTTTGTTTTTTTGTCGTTGTATACGAATCTAAAATATCTTTTTCCAACAGGATCAATTCTTCTAACGATGGTAAATGTAAAAATAAACCATTTAAAATAATGTTGTCCGTAGAATAGTAGATTCGAATAAAGGAACTATTTTCCATCATTATATTTTTGACAGGTGGATGAAAAATAAGAAATTGTTTGTTATAAGAAGAATAAGGGATGGATAACAACATAATGTCTATAGTTCTTATCTATTTATATTATATGAAACAATATATCCCTATTTTTATAGTTAGTTTTGTCATTGGTATGGTTTGCGTGTACTTTTCACCAATAGAATATAAAACCATCATGGTATATCCTTCACCTACTAATATAAAGAAGATACAATACAAGGATAAAGCAGATCAATGTTTTGAATTTTCTGCTAGATTAGTAGATTGTACCAAAGATGCAAAAAAAATTCCGGTGCAATAATATGAGGGCATTCTTGAAATCAAAGTATGGTAAATTTATTTTAGCAATTATTTTAGGATTTGGATTATCTACACTATTTAGAAAAACATGTAAAGACAAAAAATGCATGAAATTCAAAGGACCCTCTTTAGAAGATATCAAAAAACAAATGTACCAGTATGATAAAAAATGCTATAAATTTGATACAAAAACAGTTGAATGTAATCCGAACAAACGTATTGTATCTTTTACAAATGCGTAGAATCAAAAAATGAAAAAAGTATAGGAATCCTATGGCTACAGAAATAGATAAATTACCTTACAATGGTACAGATTTACCCGTAAGAGATATACCCAGAGAAACAATAGACCATACTGTAGATCCAGAAATTAGACAAACGTATGTACCTTCTGCTCCTAAATATATAGAACAACCTATTCCAGAAAAATGGGAAGAGTATAGGTTACCAGTATTGTTAAGTATTTTATATTTTTTATGGAATATACCTAGTGTTCAACAAACGGTAGAGCGTATGTTTCCGAGTATATTTTCAGATCCATCAATGGGACTTTTAGCAAAAAGCGTTTGTTTTGGTATTTTATATTATGTTTTTACAATAGGGTCTGTTTATTTAGGAAAGTCTTAATTTTTTGAAAAAAAATCTCGCAATAGCTCAGTTGGTAGAGCGACGGACTGTAAATCCGCAGGTCGAGGGTTCGATTCCCTCTTGCGAGAAATATTTGTAATAATGGAAAATCAAATACTTCCTCCACCATTAAGAAGACAAAATGCAATTAGTATAATCATCAACCATATAATGTTATTATAGAAAATGGTGTACAAAGAGTATTGTATGAAGGTGTGGAATATAACATTGAAAATGATGCAAATGGTGAACGTATAATTGTAAATAATATACCGATTCATCGTGGAGGAACTAAACGTAAACTTTCTAGAAAGATAAAATATGTTTAAAGGAAATACATTTAGTTAAAGAAATGAAAAAACGAATGATTTTCAAAATCATCGTACACCGAACTATATTTGATCCATATGCACCTCGTATCAAAGATATTTATCAAACCGTACGTAATATTTTGGATGAAAAACTTGAAAAAGTAATTTTACATCCAAATGATTTAAATCGTGTATTCAATGCATTGAATTATTTTGTTAAAGAAATTGAACCTCAATATAAACTTTCAAAATTATAATTTTTCAATTCATTTTTTTAAAAAATTGAAAAGAGCATTTCATAAATAAAGTAAAATGGACGTTACTACTCAATCAAAGCTCACACGTGACGAATGGAACAGTATTGAATTACCCGTTCCTACCGATGAATTGACTATTTTGAAATTTATTCAACAAGGATTTCATGATATAGAACGAAAAGAAAATGAATGGAAAACAATGTATACTTATTTAAAAATAAATCCAACACCAGCTTTAGATATTTATTTGTGTGAAACATTTACATTTGTACCTGTAAAAAAAACAAAAATACCATTAAATAAAGCCGATCAAATACGCATTCATTCCAAACAAATGCCAGATACTGTTTATGAAAAAGTATTACTTTCTTTGTATAAAAAGAAAGAATTCTTTCATTTAGAATGGATGTTGAATCTTAGTGTATCAAAACCAAATCCATATGTAATGAATTATTTACGAGAATGTCTCGCAAAACATGTAGATACAGTACCGTGGAAAGAGTGTGTTTCACTATTAGAACGTAACCCGTATGTTTCCTATAAAGATCGTCAACTGTACAGTCATCAAAAAGAATTATTTACCATTGCTAAAAATGAAGGTCCCAAATTGATCTTGTACATTGCACCGACAGGTACTGGTAAAACTATGTCACCTATTGGTTTGTCTGAAAAATATCATATATTGTTCGTGTGTGCAGCGAAACATGTTAGTATGGCGTTGGCAAAAATGTGTTTGTCTCTTCAAAAAAAAATTGCGTTTGCCCTTGGATGTTCTTCTGAAGAAGACATCAAATTGCATTATGCTTCTGCAGTAGACTATATCAAAAATAAGAAAACGGGTGGTATTGCTAAAGTCGACAACACCAATGGTACAAAAGTAGAATTTATGATTTGTGACGTTCAATCCTATTTGTATGCCATGCATTATATGTTACGATTTCAACCAAAAGAAAAATTATTAATGTATTGGGATGAACCTACCATTGCAATGGATGTAGAAGATCATCCATTGCATCCTATACTAAAACAAGTATGGAAAGAAAATATTATTCCTAATGTAGTATTGTCTTCTGCTACATTGCCTTCACTAGATTATAGTGAATTTACAACGTCTACGATTTATACCATTCGTAACGATGAATCGAATAAAACAATACAATTGATTAATCCAAACCATCAAATTATCTTACCTCATCATTTACCATTTGATCAATTGCCTTCCGTAGTAACCCATCTCAAGAAACATCGTGATTTATTGAAATATGTAGATTTAGGTTCAGTGATTGAATTCTTGAAAAAAATACCTTTTACCAAATCATCAGAACTTACTATACCTGCAATCAAAGAATATTATTTGTCTGTATTGGAAACAATGACAAAAGAAGAATGGGAATTGTCACAAACAAAACGTGTAACTGTACCTTCTACTATTCGATTTTGTTCAGAAGATGCATGGAGTTGTAGTTATGGACCATCCATTTACATTGCGGAAGATGTACAAAAGATAGCTTCGTATTGTTTGAAAACGGCTTCCATTCCAGCTTCCTTGTTGCAAGATTTAACAAAACAATTATCCTACAATCAAAGTTTAACAGACAAAATGACACAATTAGAAAAAGATTTGGAAGATAAAAATAAAGATTCTGAAAAAGAAAAAAAAATGTCAGACAATCGTGTATCGCCTGAAGTGAAAAAAATTCAAGAAGAATTGGTACGTTTACAAGCCTCCGTACACACGATTGCATTGCCAAACAGTTATATTCCAAATAAATATGAACATTTGACAAGATATGATCAAATAGATAAATTGCCAATTGCATTTACTTCGGATGTAGATTCATCCGTGATTGAAAAAGTATTGACAACAGATATTGATGCATCATGGAAAATATTATTGATGATGGGTATCGGTGTCTTTTCCGCAGAAGCGCCACCAAGATACATGGAGCTTGTGAAAGAACAAGTCATGAAACAAAAAATGTACATGATATTGGCAACATCGGATTATATTTATGGTACAAATTATCAATTTGCGAATTTATATTTAGGTAAAGATATGCATTTGAGCCAAGAAAAGTTAATTCAAACACTTGGACGTGTTGGACGTGGGAAACAGGTTCCTTATTCTGTTCGTTTGCGTGATGATGCATTCGCAACCTTACTGTTTACGCCACAAGTATCTATTGAATCACGAGTGATGAAAAAAATATTTGTATAAGTATTCCTTTTGTGAATATTATATTGTATTGAAATATGCGATTTCTATTCATAGATTGCTTTCATTTGAAATGGAATGGATACACTGCTAGATATGAGAATGGTATTTCAGGATCACATAATGCATTATTGTATTTAGCAGAGGCACTCGCAAAAATAGGACATATCGTAATAATAACTTCTACAAACAATAATATTATTGAAGGAAATTATTTGAATGTAGAGTATGTAAATTCATGTAATATAAAAGAGACAGACTATCATTATATTGTTACTCACAATCTGTTAAGTGGATTATTTTTTTTACATAATATATCTTTTGTAAAGTTAATCATATTAACCCATAATGATTTATGTGATTATGATAATTTATTTTCTATTCCAAAAGAAAAAGTAATCATTGGGTATATCTCTGAATTTGCAAAAATGAACATTTTGAATCTACAGCCTTTTTTGAAAGACTATGAGAGTATGTTACTTTATAATTCTATGGACATGAAAGATTTACCAATTATAAAACCAAAAAAAGATCAATTGTGTTATTTTGCATGTTTAGATAGAGGATTTAAAATGGTATCTGAAATTTTAAAACAATTGAATTATACATTGGTTACAAATACTTATTCACCAAATTATAGAGATTTATTACAACCCAATACACAACTATTTGTTTCCAGTAATACATCAAAAAAGTGTATTCACGAACATATTTCTGAAAGTAAATATTTTATTTATCCTCTTATTAATTTAGATAATAATTGTATTCATTATGATACATTTGCTTATTGCGTATTAGAATCATTGTTGTTAGGTGTAGTAGTTATTGCTCCAAAAATAGGAGTATTTGAAGAATTATATGGAGATTCAATCTGTTATATTGATACGGATGATATTATTCCAAAAGAGGATTTGTTATATTGGAAAAAACAAAATTCAAATTTTGGGTATCCTTTGATAGATCGGTATGTATCCATGATACACAGATTAGATAATGATGATGAATTACGCAATCGTTATATACAAAAAGGAATTGCATTAAGAGAAAAATTTAATTCAGAAGTGATTACACAAAAATTACTAGATAAAATAAATACCACTACCAAATACGATTTGAAACATCTCAGTACATTGAAACCGATGCCAAATGAATTAATCCAATATTTGAATAAATTGAAAATTTCTGGATTTGAACCAAAAGTCATTTATGATATTGGCAGTTGTGTGTTACACTGGACAAATGCTGCAAAAGAAATATGGCCAAATGCAACTTATATATTGTTCGATGCATTTTCTGAAGCAGAATTTTTATACAATGGATATAATTATCACATAGGTGTTCTTTCTGACAAAGATAATCAAGAAGTAAAATTTTATCAAAATGAAAAATTTCCTACAGGAAATTCTTATTATCGTGAGATTGGTTGCACTGGTTATTTTCCAGAAAATAATTATATTCGTAAAATAACATCTACCTTGGACACAGTTGTAAAACAAAAAGGGTTTCCCTTGCCAGATTTCGTGAAAATAGACGTACAAGGGTGTGAAATAGATATTATAAAAGGTGGTATAGAAACATTGAAACATGCAACTAGAATGATTGTAGAATTACAACATACTGATTATAATTTTGGTGCAATGAAAGCAGATGAATCTTTACCAATCATTGAAAGTATGGGATTTAAATGTATTGATCCACAAATTACAAATACTGGTGTTGATGGTGATTATGGATTTGTGAATACACATAAAGATCCCTTACACATATTGACTATATTTGCAGGTAGAAGATCAAATTTAGAAATTTTGACAAAATATCTTAAAAAAGCTTTAGAACAAAATATAATTCAAGAAGTACATTTTTGGAACAATACTCGAACAATAGAAGACGAAGAATATTTAAAAACGATCAGTAATGTGAAACGTACATCTTCTACTGGAAGTGGAAATTATATACTTATCACTCCTGAAATAAATGATAGTTCTTTCGAATTGATGATTCAAGCAACGAATGATATTCATGTTAAATTGGTGGATGTACATGAATATGAAATTGTATTAGGTGGATGGGGGAATACAAAATCTGTCATACGAAAAAATAATCAAGAAATATATAGTATAAATGGTCCTATGGGTAATGGAATATACAAATTCGAAATGAAAAATGGTATTCGCATTTACAAAAATAGTGTACTCGTATTGAATCATTACATTGATCTATCATGTAAGGACATTTATGTAAAAACGGGTCATGGTTGTGTAGGGGAATTTAAATATAAAACTACACACCATCATGGTTTTTATTTTATGGATACATGTGAAAAATCATGGAGAAATTATTATCAATACTATGAAAATAATCTATATGATGTAATTTTGAAATGTGACGATGATATTGTATTTATGGATTTGAATCAATTACCTTCTTTTATACAATTTGTCAAAGAAAATGATTATGATTTAGTATTTGCCAATACAATCAACAATGGTGTTTCTGCCCATATTCAACAAGAAAAATACAAATTGATACCAAAAAATTTAATGGAATTAGAATATCCACATGAAGGTATTTATGGTTCATTATGGGAAAATGGAAGTAAAGCAGAAGTATTACACCATTATTTCATAGATAACCTAGATACATTTTTGAAGTATGATTACAAGAAAGAAATTATACCAATTACAACAAGATTTAGTATAAATTTTTTTGGTTATAAAGGTTCACAATGGAACAAAATAAAAGATTGCTATGTCGATGATGAATACAATTTAACCGTAGATTATGTAAAAAATGCTAATTTTAAAAATGTGTACTATTCTGATTTTTATGTATCTCATTTATCTTTTGGGCCACAACAAATGAATTTTGATTTGATAAGACAAAAATATAATGAATTATGTGACACTATAGTTAAAGACATGGCTTAAAGACATTCTATCATTTATAGTAATGGCTCTCATTCAAGAATATTTTGAGCTTAGTCACAAGTATCAACAAGAGTATGGTATTCATACCATACTCTTGATGCAAGTGGGTTCTTTTTTTGAAGTCTACGGAAACAAAACATACCGTACTATTGATGATTTTACACGTATATGTGATTTAAATATTGCAGACAAGGGAACTACACAAATGGCTGGATTTAAAGATATGCAATTAGAAAAATATTTGAAAAAAATTCAAGAAGTAGGATATACTGCTGTAGTGTATGTTCAAGATGAAACCAAAACAAAACGTGTACTAGCTGGTGTATTTTCACCCGGCACTTATTTTTCAGATTCACCAAAATTGTCGAATCACATTACATGCGTATGGGTAGATCAAATCAATCGATTGTTTCCTAAAGGAAAATCTATCATAATAGGCGTAGCGAGTATTGATATTTATACTGGTAAATCTTCCATGATGGAATATACGGAAGAGTATCATATGAATCCAACCACATTTGATGAATTAGAACGATTTATTTCAATTACAAATCCTAGTGAAGTAATTTTTATTTCTAATATAGACGAAATAGACAAAATGATACATTACACCGGAATACAATGTGATTTGATACATCGTATTCTCATTACAAAAGAAGATACCGTTATCATGAAACGTATACGTAATTGTGAAAAACAAACATACCAAAAAGAAATAATTACGTTTGATAGTACAGAATATCCTATTGCAACACAAGCGTACTGTTATCTGTATGACTTTGTTCGTCAACACAATCCACATTTGATACACTCTTTATCAGAACCAGAATGGGAACATCCAAATCGTTTAGTGTTAGCGAATCATACATTGAAACAATTAAATCTTATTGATGATGGAGCAGTCAAACCAAACAAATATTCGTGTATTTCTTCTATGCTGAATGAATGTTCTACACCAATGGGGAAACGTGCTTTTTTACACTTATTGCTCAACCCCATTTATGATCCAGTTTTACTTCAACGTGAATATGATATTACAGAACATGTCATGGGAAAAACAATTCTATTGACGGTAAAAGATTTATCGAAATGGGAAAGAAAATTATATTTGAAAAAAACAACGATTTCATCTTTTGTTACATTAGGAATTGATTTAGAAATGGTACACAATCAAAAGGTAGACGATACGACATTTACTTATTTACGCCATTTTGATGCAAACATAGACAAAGTGTTTTCCTACAGTGATGAAATTTTGCAATTTATTCATGCACATTTTGACTTGACTACAGAAACAATTCGTGATGGTGTAGATGAAGAATATGATCGTCAGCGTAATCAATTGAACGAAGCAGAAATGAATTTAAAAAAGATTCAAGATCGATACAATCAATTGTTGGAACAAAAAGAAAAGAAAAAAGCAGATTACGTTAAAATACATGAAACGGAAAAAAATCATATTGGGTTAATTTCTACGAAACGTCGCGCATCTTTATTGACAAAGATGGTTGATTTGACATTGGAAGTACAAAGTGGTACGAATGTATATTTGATCAATCCAGAGATACAATCATTATGTAAAACAATTACAACATTACGTATGTCTATTGAAAAAGAGAAAGAACGTGTTTTCTGGACAATCGTAGAAAAAATGGAAACGTATCAATCAAAATTAGACACCATTATTGTATTTGTTACAAGGTTAGATTTGATTTATACAAGAGCCAATCTTGCCAAAAAATACAAGTATTGCAAACCAGTTTTAGTTGAAGCGTCTAAATCTTTTGTAGATGCAAAACAATTGAGGCATGCTTTGATTGAACAAATACAAACGTCGGAACTGTATGTAACCAATGATATGAAATTAGGACAGGGTACGGATGGTATCTTATTGTATGGTACGAATGCAGTAGGAAAAACAAGCTTTATACGTGCATTAGGTATTGCTGTGATACTAGCACAATCTGGTATGTATGTCCCCTGTAGTTCATTTCACTATAAACCCTACCAATCATTGTTTACGCGTATTATTGGAAATGACAATTTATTTAAGGGTCTTTCAACCTTTGCAGTAGAAATGTCGGAACTTCGAACCATTTTAAAATGTGCAAATGAAAATAGTTTGATATTGGGTGATGAATTGTGTTCAGGTACAGAAACACAAAGTGCCATTAGTATTTTTGTAGCTGGTATACAACATTTTCATTGTAAAAAAAGTAGTTTTTTATTTGCAACTCATTTGCATGAAATTGTAGACTATGATGAACTACAATTAGATACCTTATCGATGAAACATATGGCGGTGGTTTATGACAAAGCATCTGGTGTCCTTGTGTATGATCGAAAATTAAAAGATGGACCAGGAGATAGTATGTATGGATTAGAAGTATGTAAATCACTTGCTCTTCCTTCAGAATTTATTAGCACTGCCTATGCCATTCGACAAAAGTATAAACCAGACTCAATCCTTTCTTTAAAAACATCACGATACAATGCAAAAAAAATAGTGGGGGCCTGTGAACAATGTGGTAAGCCAGGTAAAGAAATCCATCATTTACAATATCAAGAGGATGCGGAAGATGGATTTATTACTACGGTGGATTCGGTATTTCCAAAAAATCATGTAGCGAATTTAATGTCATTATGTGAAAAATGTCATGATAAAATTCACAAAACAAATACGAGAATAAAAAAAGTAAAAACATTCAAAGGAATAGCTCACATAAATGTATGAATCTATTTATTTTATGGTTCCAAGGGTTTGATAAAGCACCTGATGTTGTCAAACATTGTGTACAATCTTGGTATCATTACAATCCGTCATGGAATATTGTATTGTTAGACAATACAAATTTACATGAGTATGTAGATTTAACCGTGATCCATTATTCAGAAGACATTGAATTATGTCATTTATCAGATATTATTCGTATGTTGTTGTTGAGAGATTATGGTGGATTATGGGTAGATGCTACATGTTTTTGTAACAAACCATTGAATGATTGGTTACCTTTTTATATACATGAAGGTTTTTTTGCATTTGATAAACCATATTCTTATTTGATGATATCCAATTGGTTTTTATATTCTGAAAAAAATCATCCTATTCTAACCAAATGGTGTGAAGAAACACTCTATTATTATCAACTACATGGAAGAGCTGAAACTTATTTTGTACATCATTATATCTTTGAACAATTGTATCGTGAAAACAATACATTTAAACAATGCTGGGATAATGTTCCAAAAGTATCTGGAGATATACCACATTCATTATCTATTACCAATTTTTTTAAAAAAGATTCTATTTCCGACATTGATTCGAAACGTGTCCCCGTGTACAAATTAAGTTACAAGTGTAGGTTTCCTCCATATGATCCCAAAATGAATATATATTATTTGTATAGTACTATTTTAGGAAAGTGAATTGTTTACTTGATTTGTAATTTCATTCATTTCTAAAGTAGTGTGGGTTGTGTTATTTTGTGTATGTGGACTTAATCTAGTAAGTGGTATATGTGTAGTGATCTTAGAATGTGGACTTCGTGTAGTAGTATGAGTAAATATGGGTTGAAATTTTGAATACCAATGTTCTTCCACAATATAATGTGGACTGATTAATGTATCTTTGAAAATATAATTTGTTACTTCACTATCTTGAAAATATGTTTTATATTCTTCTGTACATTGTTGTAAAAATTCTTCTTTGTAAGTATCTAATAATAAAGATTGCTTTATTTTAATTGACAATGTATAAAAATTACGATAGCAAAGTAGTGCATTATCTAATCGTTTGTTTATTCCTAAATACAGTTCTATTGAGCTGATCAAACTAACTAAAAAACTAATCAAACATGTTAATAAAGAAACACTTGGTTGTGTCATGTAAGAATTCAATGAAACTGAAAAAATACTGTTTACGGATGAAAAAAATATGATGGGTATTTTGAAGTACTTGATGTGAGTAGATAAATTTATATAATTTCTACGATTTAATTCAGCTAAATTAGCTGAATTTTTTTCAATATTTTCTAATTGTATTTTTATGTTGTCTCTATCCATATTATAAGTTCACATTCAATACTCTTGATACTTCACGTAATCTTATTTTTTCACGTTTATCTTCATATTTTTCATGATCTTTCCACGTTGCTATTTCTTTTTCTATTGTCTCTCGACGTATTTGATATTCTGGTACTTCGTCGAGAACCAATTCAATCACTTGTTCAATGGGTTTCATCAATTGATTCGTAATGTAATGTTCATAATCGGGTTTTAATCCTTTTTCTTTCATGAATTCGGGTGTCTCTATCTTCTCACCTTGTAACTGTTTCTTATTCCCACAAATGTAAGCAAATTGAATTCTATCTCCCGGTTTTGGTTTGTTTCCAGGGTCACGTTTTCCAATACGATCCGCTAATACTTTGTGTGCAATTTGCTTTGGATTTTTATATCCAGATCGTAATGATTTTGTCAGTACAAGTTTTTCTAATGGTACTTCACCACGTCTTACCTCTTGAATACGTTCTTTTACAAAAGTAACTGCTTTTACTGCATCTCCATCTTGCATCAATATGTCAATGAGGCCACCATAAACATCTTTTACAATCGGGGCATTGTCACGACGTTTTAAAACAATACCCATACTTTTCCGTGAACAATTTACTGTATCATTTTCATACAACATACCCACATATCTTTTCTTAGACAATAATACCAATGGGTAAAATGTTTTTTCATATTCTAATTCATGTGGCAATTTGAGAAACATGGTTGCCAAATGTCCAGCTTCTTTTGCCAATTCAATAGTCAATGCAAGTGCATCGATTCCTGTAATTTTTTTTCCATCTTTGATTAATGTAAATTTGAAGAATACTGAATCTGTATCTCCATATACATATTCAGCCGTTGTAAGAATAGGACCCATCGTTGTATCACACATTCGTTCATGGTATACTTCTTCAATCAACGTTTTTGCATAAATTAATAATTTTCGTCCAGTAGCCGTACAAGATGCTGCCACATCTTTGTCGTAAAAGGTACTGGTTCGTGCACCACATTGACCATATAAAGAATTTGCGGTTACTTTGTATGCGTTTTGTCTCTTGTCCAAAATATTTTTCATAAATTCATCTGGTTCTTTCGCCATTTGTTTTCGTGTTTTACTACGTGCTTGTAACAATTCATCCAGAACACATGGAAAAATGGCTTTGCCATTTGGAAACTGTGCAAAACGACACACTTTTGTTCCCATTTTTGTTTTTACTGCTTTTGCTTTTGGTGTTTTACGAACATAATGAAACGTATCATATTCAATGTCTACATATTTATAGTCTGGTAAATTATCATAAATGTATACACCATTACGTTGTACACCACTTTCACGCAACATGTTCCCTTCTAAATCATATTCTTTAGTCCATACTTTACTACTAGAACAGATATTTTCGGAAATCATTGAAGAAGGATAAAGTGATTTGTAATCACAAACTGCTACTGGATCTGTATAGAGTGCACATTTTGGATCTAACACAATTGCACCTTCATAACCACTATCAAACTCAAGTGTTTTTAGAACTGGCATCAATGTGTTCAATTTGCGACACTGTTTTGAAATGTAACTGGTTAATTTTATACCTTGTCCTCGAAAGATGAGAAATTCAATGGGTACACTACAAATGGATGCCATTTCAATAAAACCTGTTAACATGTCCGTTTTTTGAAACAAGTTTTGAACAAGATTACAATCTTGTATACAATACTTTGCGATAATGGAACGATCTGCATCCGAACCTTTGGATAATCGAAAGATATCATGATGATCCACATCATCTTTTGCAAGACACCATCGAGATGGTTTTTCATTCAATGTTTCGCCCAATTGAAAATAATCTGCTTGAATATCCAATACTTTATATTTGGTTTCATCAAAAGCAATGTAGTTTCCTATTTCTAATCCTTGAAAGTTTTTAGTATAAACTCGTGTTCCATGAATATGTTCGATTTTTTGAACTTTGTCTCCAATAAAATAAGACGATACAGAATCTAATTTGTACGATTCAAAATTATAATCTCGACGAAAGATTGTATACAAATCAATATGAATTCGACCATCCATTTTAAAATAATTCAAATCATATTCACCACTTGCAAGAAATACTGATTTTTGTTCTATATTCCATTGACCTTCTACTTGTTTTCCAGCCATTACATGTTTGTTTCTTGTTAACTCAAGAAAATCTTCTACACATCCCGTTTCTAATGCACGTTTAAACATAAATTGTTCATCAAAACCAAAAATATTGTAGCCAATCAAAATGTCTGGATCTTCTTTTTGAATGAGTCGTGTCCATGCCACAAGAACGTCCCTTTCTTCTTCATAACATTCTATTTCTGCATTTGTCACTGGTTCACACCCACCCAATACAATACAATGATTCAATACGTTTTTGCCGTTCTTGTAAAACGTACTCCCAATGAAGGTTACTTTATCACCTTCCAAAGGCGGAAATCCACTATTCAAAGCTTTACGTAGTTCGACCACTTTACAAGGATGGTCACTTTGCAGGAGTTGCTCCACCGTCATAAGGGGTGTATCCATAACCACTTCTTCATCCGAATCCGATTCGTAGTCATCTAAAATACTTCCACGAATGATTTCTTTTTTCCATTTAGGTAACATATCTTTAATGAATTCTCTGGTAATAGGTGTTTTCGGATAAACCAAATCAATATTGGGAAGAGTATCAAACCCAAATGCAGCATAAATACATTGGTCCAAATCTTCATCGGATTCCAAAATTTGTTCTGCTAATCGTTTGTAATCTTTCACGGGTACTGGAAAATCACCGTGACTACTACTAGCTTCAATGTCAAAACTACAAATGTTGTATGGAACAGGCGTTTCTTTTTGCAAAGCTATGATATCTTTGGTTTGAACGATACATTCATAGGTACACGTAGTGGTACGTTGCTTCACTTGTGATACTTTGGGTAATTGAATCCATCCAGAAGGACTAATTTCTTTGATGTGAAAGAAACGAAGAAGTGGTGGAATGTTTGCTTCATACAAACGAATCAGTTTTCCTTGATAATAATAACCTTGTTTTAAAACTTGTTTGGTTTCTACTCCTTTTCGTATTTCGTCATACCATAAATTTCGAACTTTGTAAAAAGCCGACATTCCGCGAAATTTGAAACAAAGAAAGAGATGGTCAGATTGTGCATCAAATCCATCTAATTTTTTACGTTTTACAAATACACAATCTAAAATAGAATCAGCATAATACCTTCCCACTTTTTGTTTGACATGATCAAGAAACATACGTTTGTCACCAGAAGTAAAATTCGATGGTACGAGACAATAAAAATAAGGTTTAAAATCATGTGCTTCAATAGAAAATGTTTCTCCTTTTTCATTGATACCAAACATTTGAATCACAAATAAGTTGGCATCAATTTGTGCATCCTCGTCAATCATCGGATCACGACGATTTACAGTTTGAAAATCAAACAAACGAACTTCCATTCTTTATTTAAAATAAGAAAACAAATCAATTTTAATCAATATTAAAAAAAACATTACATCTATACTAATGTCCATAGTATTAGTTTATACTGCTTTACCTGCAATGACATATACATTAGCTGTAACTGGTACTATTACTGCAATGAATTGGGGTGATGGTGGAACAGCTATTACTACAACACATACATATTCAACC